ACTGCTTGCCCTTGTAGATCATGGCGTTGGCTTGCGCCTCCAGCCCCTTCTCCTTCTTGAGCAGCCCCTGCTTGTAATAGGACTCGCCGATCTTCTGCTTGAGCCCGCTTATGATCGAGACGTCGGCACCGTGGCTCTTGGCCTCCTCGACCAGCTTGCCAACGATATAGCGGTAGTTGTCGTTGCGCTTGGCCTCGTTCTGCAGCGTGTTCTGCACCCGCATCTCGTGGTGCGCCTTGTCCTTCGACGGCTCGAACAGCTTCTTCTTTGGTGCTGCTGGCCCGCCGGTAGCACCACCACTAATCCCTCCACCAGTGATCGAGGCGAACTGCCCGCCCTCGGACGTGCCCGCCGGCTCACGCGGCTGGTTCGGATTCCACGCGTCCTCACGCAGGAACCTGTTCTCGAACTTCCTCGGTGCAAGCCTTGCGAGAGCGCGATGGCGTTTGCGCCCCAACTGTTCAAGCAGCAGCTCGCGCTCCGTCTTCTTGCGCGCGTCCTCGATTGCCTCATCGCGACTGAACCGCTTGTCGTCCCACGGGAACCACGTGCACCGACAGTTCGGATGGATCGGCAACGTGTCTTCCACATCGTCAATATCGTGCGGCGAATTGGCAGCGAACGCGTCGCACTCGATACAGACGAACTCGTCCTCCGCGGTGCGTACGCCGACCTCGATCGGCTCCGTGACTTCGCTCAACTCCCACTCGGGACGCGCTGGCTTCTTCTCGCGATAGCCCTTGTGCTTGGCGTCGTGCGTGAGCGCGTCGCCCAACCCGCCCGGCAGCAGCAACGCTTGCTTGGGCAGCAGCTTCTCAGCAACCACGCCCACCTTGGTAATCCCGGCCGCCCGATACGCCGCCAGCCGTCCGCGGTTGTGGCACGCCACGCAGAACGTATTCGCCAGCGCCATGACCCGCCGCGGCCCGACCTTGTCGAACGCCTTGGCCATGCGGCGCCAGGTCATGGTCTTGTTGGCCCGGCGCTTGGTGAGCGCGATCGCCGCCTCGCGCATGAGCGCTTGGACCACGGCCGCCTCGATCGCCTGCAACTCGATCTTAGCCAGCTCAGCCCAGGCGCCAGAGCCCTCACCGGGCGCTTCCGAGCGGGTCTGGAGCGCCCCAACCGCCTCCCCGCTGGCCCAGGCCCTGGCAACCCATTGGCTTAGCCAGGGGCCCTCTAGGGCTTGCCCAGCCGCTACCCGCGCCCAGCCATTGAAAGCCTGCAGCCGGGTCTCGGGCGGCTGTAGCGCCAGCCCACCCCCGCCCAGCCCCAGCACATCGTGCTCGATCACCGCCTGCCGCATCGCCGAGCGGAACATGTTGAGACGCAGCTTGCCGGCCGCCCGGAAGCTCCGTCTGATCCCCGCGGTGCCGGTTGGATCGGGCCCGCGCGCGTCGGTGACGAACGCGTGGATGTTCACTCTAGCCGCACTCGCAAATTGTCGACGACTATGGCGAGGTCATTGAACTTGCCGCAATCCAACAGGTGCTGCGGACATTGGCCGCGCAGGAACGGGTGCGGCGCAGCTAAGAACAACTCCACCGCCTCCGGGCCGCCCAGCAAGCGCAACAGTCGGTTGCAGATTTCGGTCTCGCTCATATCCCACCACCTCCGCACATGGCGGACATTGCGGCTGCATGGTCTCGGGACACCACGGCCAGAAGAAGTGCGTGCCCAGCATTCCGAACACGATCCCGACCGCGAACGGCAGCAGCGGCCAAGTCTCCGCCCAGCCACGCACCGTGGCCGACAGCGTCACCCCGCCTTTGTTGATCGCGCGCGCCTCCAAGATGATGAAGGTCACGAACAACGCGGATAGCCACAGAAACCAGACGCCACTCCAGTCCAGCGTCATAACGGGTCAACGCACTGCGCGCTGCTCACCCAGCGTTCCCACGCTTCGATGGTGCCCCAATTCACCTGAGTCGACGCGAGCCTACGACGATCGTGGCTGCAGCCGGGGATCATCACCGCCAAGCGCTGGCATTCCAACGCATTGCCGCGGAACAGCTCACAGGAGAACGCGGACGGCATGCGCGCGTCGGCGAACTCAACCGCGATGGTGACCACGTGGGTTTCCATGCCGACCTCATCGGCGTTGAGGCGGGTCCGGAACGATCTCGTGCACCTTGCCATCGGGCGATGTGATCCGTACGCCATGTCCACTCTTCAGCGTGTCGACGATCTGCACGATCGCCTTCTGCGGAAACGCGCACGCCCACTCGTGGAGAAAGATGCGCAACGAGCTCGGCAGCACGTCGTGGCCCGCCATGTTCTCGGCAGCCTTCGCATGCGCCTGATCAGCCGAGGGGCGGGCGACGTTTTGCCTTCGCCCCGGAATCAAGCCCAGGGTAGATGTCCGCACGGGGCTCACCGAACTCCTCCTTCATCAACTCGAGCAGCACGTCAGCGTCCCACTTATACCGCTTAATGCGCAGCTCGTTCGCTCGCTTGGTGTCAGAACTCTCAGTGTAGACGAGCAGGCTGCCATCAGCCGGCGTCCTCGGAGTCCTCAGCCCACCGGCGGCTTCGCCGTCTTCCCGCTCGTGGCCAGGGGCCGGGACCCGTTCGTCTTCGGCACCGCCCCCGGCACCGGCTTCGCCCCCGGAGGCGCCGGCGGCATGCTCATGTTGATCAACCCCTGCTTCTTGGTCTCCAGCTCGAGCATGTCGTGCTCGTCCTCGTCCGGCTCGAGATCGTTCTCCGCCGCCGCTTGCTCGAAGCCCGGGTAGAACCCGTCCTCGATCACCTGGTTCGCTCTCGCCTCGCGCAGCACATCCGGATTGATCAGCCCCGTGTCCACATCGATCTTGTGCGCCTGCGCCTTCTTCAACCACACGTCCGCCTTCTGAACCTCGTCCATCTGCCAGAGAGGTTTCCATGTGTAATAAATCTCTTCTGGGCGGTCCCCTAAGGCGTGGCGTATGAGCACCTCATCCAATCGCGCGAGCGCAGGCTGGACCTTGATTGCTTGCTCAGACTGCAGCCGATCATAGTAGTTTCGGATGTCGGAAGCACCCGTCGCGTTCATGCCTGACGGCTCTCTCCCAAGTAATCGTGTCGCTGGGATGTCGGCAGCTCCTGCAGCGACGTTCATGTACATGCCCATCACTTGGTCCATGTTGCTGAACGTCAGCGCGATCCGCTCCCACTCCTCATTCGCATCAATCAGCGTGGCGTTGACCGTGCTCTTCGCCGCCATCGTGAACGAGAACCGGTTGCGCAACTTCTCGGTGCCAACCGTGGTCGACAACATCTCCAGTAGCCCTGGTATCTTAATCACGTCGAGCTTGGCCTCAGCAATCATCGACGCAATCGAACTATTGACGAGCCCGGCCGCTTTCACCGCGTCGATCACCGGCTGGAGACAACTGTCCGACCACGAGTCCTGCGAGTAGCTCAGGTCGGGATATTCCAACCCTAGCAACCGCACCACCCGCGACGGATGGATCAGCAGCTCATCCCCTGGCTTGTAACCTAGCGACGATAGCTCGAGCGGAGGCTTCACCTGCTCCTGCGCAATCGTCATCGTGTTCGTGCGCTTGTAATAGCTCGGCTCGCCATACCACGGAGACGTCAGGTCCTTGATCAGCGTCCCAGCCTCGAGCTCCCAGCGCGACACAACATGGACGAACGCGAGGTCGCCCTCGCCGACGCTTTCGACGTCCAGCTCCTCCTCGAACTTCTGGCCCTCGACGCCCATGATTAACGCAGCGCCGCCGAACAGCCGTGCCTTCGACATCGCCTGCATCAGCTTGCGCTGAATGCCGAGGTCCTTCTCGCACTCCTCGATCAGCTCGATTTCATCGTCGTCCGCGTGCCAGTCACGCCATGCCCGACACGAGTCGAACGCCGGAACGTCGATGATCTTGCGGCACAGCCAATCACCACGGTACGCGGCGTTTAGCTGTTCGGGGTCAATCAGCTCGAGCACGAACCTCTGCGCAGCGCTCTTGTCCTTGGCCGGGTCGCCGAACCCAGCCAGGAAGTTGCGCATGCCGTCGTAGACGGACTTCAGCTGAGTCACGGCCGCCATGTCAGGCCGCCCTCGCCCGCGCGATGGTCCTGTTGAGGATCGTTGTTCGGATGTGTGACGTCATCGTGCTCCCTTCGGGACACGATTTCTCAAGTCCCCAGTACAACTGTCCGAGCGTCATGTCGTGGTCACGAGCCATCGCCTTGAACATGCGCCAGAACTCAGCCTCCAGTGACACGCTGTACTTGTGCCCTCTGAACGAGAGCGAGTGCTTTGTCATCAAACTTGGCAGGTCCCCGTACATGTGCCCCTCCTATCGGAGCAACACCGACACCCCCCACATGATCAAACAAAGCAAGACGCCGGCACCGGCCCCGAGCCCGAACGCCGAGCGAACGTGGTGCGCCATGGAGGCGGCGATCTCGCGCGAGATCGCTTGCTCCTCGTTGAGCGCCGCGCGCAGCTGGTC